CGCAGCTAAGGATCTAAAAGCCTCGATCGACGAGCTCACTAAGACAATTTCAGAGATTAAGGCGATACAGCAGGGCACAGGTGTTGGACCATCGGGCTCTGCGTTATTAAACGATCTTGAGTTTAAACAGAAATCCACAGCGATGTCGGACAAATTAGGTGTAAATCACCAGCAACTGATGGGGTTGATGAATTTCGAGAGTGCGGGGTTGAACCCCGGAGCAGTTAACACACAGTCTGGAGCTACTGGATTAATTCAGTTTTTGCCTAGCACTGCCCAGGAGTTAAAAACTTCGACAGCGGCTCTGAAAAATATGTCTGGGGTTGATCAGTTACCATATGTTGAGAAATTTCTTTCCCCATTCCTGAAAAACGCAAAAGACCAAAACGGCAAGGTGTCTGCTAGTGATTTATATGCTGCTGTGTTTATGCCCGCAGCGGTGGGAAAGGCTGATAATTTTGTTCTGGGAGAGCGAGGTAGTGATACCCTCTCTTTAGATAAAAACGCATCTCTTGATAAAATTTATAGCCAAAATCCGGGATTAGATGTTAATAAAGATGGTAAAATTACCAAAGGTGAACTGGGCGACATAATTACGCGGGAAACAAAAAATCTTTTTCCTGAATCACCCGGCAGAGCACTGGGCAGCTATGGCATGACCGGCAAACTATTCGAGGACTTTGGCGCTGGCACCGCCATCACAGCACATGGTTCCGAAGCCATAGTCACACAGCCGCAGATGGCCACCATTGTGGAAAGCAGTATGAGCAAGATCACCAGCACACTGATTCAGAGTCAGACAGATGGGCAGAATCAGATGATATCTTTGCTGAATGAGATGTTGTCAGTGCTGCGTCGAGCCAATCGTTACCAGGAACAGATTGCTCAGAATGTATAAAAGGCCAGTGAGTAATAGTCCAGGATACTGAAGTCAAGGCTAAATATCAGCATGACACTGGCAGAACAGCTGACATCATTGATTGCGGGTCTAAATTCCACATCTTTTCCCAGACTGATTAAACGGCACGCTGGTATATTTCAGTCATTGATTTCAGCGACCGATAAGTTCAATCCCAAGAACATCAATCATAGAATTTGGATAGTAATTCACGGTGAACCGCCAGTATGCAGTCAAGGCAATCAGTTGCAATTCAACACCTGGACCAAGGGTTACAGAAAAGGCTGTATACTGGGCAATAAATGCCAGTGTGTGGGCGTAATACGAATGAAAGGCCAGCGAGCCACTTTGCAACAGAAGTATGGAGTAACCACAGTAAATGCTATACCTGGTGTCAACGCCCGCAGAGAACAAACCATGATTGACCGATTCGGGGTTCCGTTTGCAGCCCAGAATGCTGATGTAATGAGTAAACGAAAAGAAACTGTTAAAAATCATTCAGATGCCCAACGGGCAGCACGCACACTCCGCGCCCGTGAGACCTTTATACAGCGTTACGGTGTTGATCATCATATGCAGACTGCGGCCAGTCTGGACAAACAACAAGCAACTAATATACAACGATATGGTGTTGCTAGGCCCATGCAGAGCCCCGAAATAGCAGCCAAAGCCAGCGCAACTCAGCGGCAACATACTCAGATACAGCGTCAACACAAATTATCAGCACAACAACAAACATTATTTACGAATCACGGAGTATCGGCAGCTAGTCGAGTTGGAATAGCTTTATCAGCCTTGGCGATACTAGACGACCCAACGCTGTTCACTGAATATGCCAGTACTAGATCTCGTGAGCAAGTCAGTACTGACCTTGGCATTCATATGCATACAGTTTACATGTATGCACGCAAACATAACTGTCAATCTGTGTTTCAGAAACCCAGCATGAGCAAGTTTGAACGCGAAGTTGGCGATTTTTTTCTGGGTCTGGGTATAACCACAGTTTCTGGAGATCGATCTATACTGGCTGGCCGCGAGCTGGATATTTGGGTACCTGATCATCAGTTAGCGGTGGAATGCTCGGGATTATATTGGCATTCAGAAAATTCCAGTGGCAGAACCAAGGAATATCATGCAACAAAATTTAAATCATGTTGGGCTCAGAATATCAACTTGGTTACTATCTGGGAAGATCAGTGGAACAATCAACAAATTCAGATTAAGAATAGAATTCTGCACATGCTTAAACTCAGCCCCAGGGTTGCGTCTGCTAGACAATGTACTGCGAAATTGATAGATAACGCCACAGCCGCAGATTTCTTACAACAACATCATCTGCAGGGAAAATCCAGAGCTAAAATAAATTTAGGACTATTTAATAATAATCAATTAGTCGCAGTTATGACTTTTGGACAACCCAGATTTAGTACCCATGCTGACTGGGAACTTATACGGTATGCGTGTGCAGGGTCAGTACCAGGGGCGGCGCGGAAGTTGTTTGCATATTTTGTCAATGAATATCGTCCAGCATCGGTACTGAGTTATGCAGACAACAGCTGGGGTCCAGGTAATATGTACCAGACACTGGGGTTTGAGTTTGTGAAGTCACAGACAGGTTACTGGTATACTGATTACCAACACAGATTTAATCGTATGGGATATCAAAAACACAAAATTGTGTCACTGGTTCCTGATGGTGCTGACAAAACTGAATGGCAAATAGCACAAGAGCTGGGGTTAGACCGTATATGGGATTGCGGACAAAGCACTTACCAGTGGAGCAGTAAACATAAATAACGGAAACGAGGAATAACCCAATTGTCCTGGAAAAAATACTTCAAAGCCCCTAATACTGGCGGTGGCCTAAGTCCAATTAATGGCGGAGGTGCTGCTCAGCAGAACTTCAAGTTTCAGAATTATGGTAGTCTGCTGCCTGAAGTGTACATGGGCCATCCTAATCGCATTGAACGGTATAATCAATTCGAGAGCATGGACCTTGACAGTGAGGTCAACAGTGCATTGGACATCATCGGTGAATTCTGCACACAGCCCAACGAACAAAATGGATTAGCATTTGATATTCACTATCATGACAAGCCCACTGAGACTGAGATTGGCATCATCAAGAAGCAGTTACAAGCATGGTGTAGCTTAAATCAGTTTGATCGCCGAACTTTCAAGATGTTCAGAAATGTGCTGAAGTACGGTGACCAAGTATTTGTCAGAGATCCCGAAACATTCAAGCTGATGTGGGTAGACATGAGTAATCTGTTGAAGATCATCGTTAACGAATCTGACGGCAAAGTACCCGAACAATATGTAATTCGTAACATCAACCCTAACCTGGAAAATATGAGTGTTACTCAGGTCAGTGCTGAAAACTTGTATTACAGTCAGCCTAATACTGCTGGCTCAGGTGCATCAGCATACAATACACCCAACAGTCCTTTCAGCAACAACAGCCGGTTCATGCATGGCATCAGAGAAATCACACTGGATGCTGAAAATATACTACATTTAAGTCTAACAGAAGGTCTGGATGGAACTTGGCCATTTGGCAACAGTATCCTGGAAAATATCTTCAAAGTATACAAGCAGAAAGAACTGCTGGAAGACTGTATTGTAATTTACCGTGTGCAGCGAGCACCAGAACGGCGTGTGTTCAAGATTGATACTGGTAATATGCCCAGTCACATGGCCATGGCGTTTGTGGAGCGTGTGAAAAACGAAATACATCAACGCCGTATACCCAACAGCAATGGCGGACAAAGCTTCATGGACAGCACATATAATCCCATGTGCTTGGATTTAACTACACGAATTCCGTTACTGGATGGCCGTACACTGCCGTTGGCTACAATCATTGATGAATTTGATGCTGGCAAAGAGAACTGGGTGTACAGTTGTGATCCCATAACTGGAGAAGTTATGCCCGGGGTAATTGACTGGGCAGGCATTACCAAACGCGATGCTGCTGTAATTAAGCTTACATTGGATAACGGAGAAGAATTAATTTGTACTCCGGATCACAAGATTCCGGTATTGGGTAAGGGGTTTGTTGCTGCTCGGGATCTCACCACTACAGATAGCCTGATCGCATATAATACACAAGATAAAAAAATATCTAACAAATCATCTGAATATCAACAAGTTTGGGACCATAAATCCAAGTCCTGGGTATGGACTCATAGAATGGTAGGAGAATTTTTCAGAAAACTCAGTAAACATCAAGAATTTACATATCTTGAAGAAAATATTAGTAAAACTAAAGCTGTAATTCATCACAAAGACAGCGATAGATACAATAACGACCCAAGCAACCTTGCTTACATGAACAAAGCTGATCATATCTTATATCATGCAGCTCAAAAGAAAAAATTCTGGGATGAAATGACACCAGAATACCGGGCTCAGATGACCGGGAAGATTTCTGCAACAGTCAAAGATAACTGGAATAATTTAACACCTCGGGCTCGTCAAGTAGCTTTGGATAATATTCGTTCAGCACAGAAAAAAGCTATATGGATGCGACAGCATGATCCAACTACTATGGCAAATTATAAGAAAAATGCCGGGGCAAGTAGACGCGGGTACATTCAAAAAAATCCTGCTTGTAAGCAGCAACTACTTAAAAATTTAGAAAATCGTGTTTTCTTACAGAATCAGCACATAAATTTGACTCAAGAAATGCTGGGTGTTGTGGTAAATATTGTTAAATCAAACTCTACAAACAAGAATCAAGTACTGGATATTTGCGATCACCACACTGAATTATTGTCGTTAGTTAAACAAGCCAATCCGATCATTGATGGTGTCCAATGTAAAATTGATTTCTCTAAATGGGGTTACAGTAAGATGGATAGGTTACTGAACCAGTTTGGTTATAAAAATTGGAAGACATTTGTTAAAAATGTTGACTTATATAATCACAAAATTGTCAGTATTGAAACTGTGGAGTCACGTGATGTGGGTACTATTACTGTTGACGGTAAAGAAAGATGGCATGCACATCATACATTCGCCATTGAGTCTGGCATATTCGTTAAGAACTCAATAAATGAGGATTATTTCTTCCCACAGACTGCTGATGGTCGTGGTAGCAGTGTGGATATCCTGCAGGGCGGGCAGAATCTAGGAGAAATAGATGATCTTAAATTCTTCACCAACAAGATGTTCCGTGGTTTAAGAATTCCCAGTAGTTACTTGCCCACTGGCGCTGAAGATTCAGCAGCAGTACACAATGATGGTAAAGTAGCCACAGCATTGATTCAGGAACATAGATTTAATCAGTATTGTATGCGGTTACAGTCACTGATATGCAAGCCACTGGATACAGAATTCAAAGCATTCCTGATGTGGCGTGGATTCAACCTGGACAATACCATGTTTGAGCTGCGCATGAATGAGCCACAGAATTTTGCTAAGTATCGCCAGGCTGAAGTAGACACTGCGAAAATTTCCAGCTTTAGTCAGCTGGAACAGACGCCCTACATGAGCAAACGTTTTATGATGAAGCGTTATCTGGGACTAAGTGAAGAAGAAATCCTGGAAAACAATAAGATGTGGCGTGAAGAAAACACCAAGCCTGAAGAAGCCGCTGAAGTAGACAGCAGCCTGAAGAATGTAGGTATCACATCTGGCAACATGGAAAGTGATCTGGAGTCACTAACACCACCTGAACCTGGTCCCACAGAAATCGGAGCAGAACCCATCACAGCTACCCCAGTTGCACCGCCACCCACTGGAACCGCGCCCACGGCATAAATAATCATATGCTGCTAACTGAAATATATACTGCTGGTGCTCCTGGGTATAACCAGCCCAAGAACGATCAGAGCGAGCCCAGTCTCGGGGATGTAAGAAAAACTCGTCTCACACTGAGTCAGATTAATTCTCTGAGATTGATGAACGATGTTCGTCGCTTTGAGGAAGAACATCGCCTAACTGACATACAGAGACAGTTTGGTGCTAAACCAGCTCAGTAATTTCAGAATCAGCGGTTTTGAGCTTTAATACTGGGGTTTTCTGTGTAGTAGAGTAAATACCTTTACGAATTCATTGCAAGGAGATCCTATGGGACGTAACTTTGAAAAACTAATTGAGCATATCATTAATAGTGACGAGGCTGGCGCTCGTAAACTTTTTCACAGCATTGTGGTGAACAAGAGCCGCAGCATCTACGAACAAATTGAAAACGAAGGCATGGGATACGGCGCCGAAGAAGAAATGGAAGAGGGCGCTGGTGACTTTGTTGATCAAGTAAACATGGATCATGAGTCAGGCGGCATGATGGAAGCCGATGACGAAGACATGGTACCTGAAGATGGTGATGACGAAGACATAGACCTGGGCGGCGCTGACGAAGACATGGGCGTCGAGCATATGGGTGCTGAAGATGTAGAAGCCCGGGTTGACGATCTGGAATCTGCACTGGATGATCTCAAAGCTGAATTTTCCAAGCTGATGGCTGACGAAGACGACGACGAAGACATGGGCGACGACGACGAAGACATGGGCGACGACGACGAAGACATGGGCGACGACGACGAAGACATGGGCGACGAAGACGCAGACATGGACGACGAAGACGAAGAAGACATGGAAGAAGGCTTCATTCGTGAATACACTGAAAATGTAGGAACACCGTACAAGGGTGGTAAAGTTGCCGGAACTTCAGAACACGACGTCAACTCTCGTAGTGTAGTTGCTGGTAAGAACAACATGGGTGGTTCTGCCCATAACCTAGCCCAGGGCGGTGAAGCCAAGGGTCGTCCAGCCCCCAGCACCAAGCCAATGAGCAGCGGCAAGTTCCAGAATGCCCAAGGTGGCGGCTCTGGCAAGCCCAGCGCAGGCCCCAAGGCTGTGAGTAAAGAACAAAGCGGTATCAACAAAGATAGCGTATTTGAGTCTCGCAAGACTGTAAAACCTTCAAACAAAAAGAAGTAATCAACTCCGTAATGATTTCGTTTCTGGGCCCTGTGGTAGAGATATCACAGGGCATACAGAATAAAGGATTCAGAATACATGAATAAAACAGCACTTTACGAATATATCAACCCCAGTTCAGCTGCTGTGACTCTGGAATCTGACGAATCACACGGTGGTAAAAATCTCTACATGAAGGGTGTGTTTATCGAGGGTGGTGTGCGTAATGCCAACCAGAGAATTTACCCTGTCAATGAAATCGCCAGCGCCGTTAAAACATTACAGAATCAGATTAATGAACACGGTGGTGTACTGGGCGAGCTGGATCATCCCAGTGATTTAAAAATCAATCTGGACCGCGTAAGCCATATGATAAGTGACATGTGGATGGACGGGGCCAAAGGTTGTGGTAAATTAAAAGTGTTGCCCACACCCATGGGTAACCTAGTAAAAACCATGCTGGAAGCTGGAGTCAAATTGGGCGTCAGCAGCCGAGGCAGTGGTAATGTAAATGAGGGCAGTGGGCATGTAAGTGAATTTGAGATCATCACAGTAGATGTGGTGGCTCAACCCAGTGCTCCCAATGCTTATCCCACAGCCATCTACGAGGGATTAATGAATTATCGTGGTGGACAAAAGTTATGGGGAATTGCACAGGAGTCAGTGCATCGCCCAGGCGTGCAGAAGTACTTGCAGGCTGAAATTGTAAAATTGATTCAAGATCTTAAATTATAGGAGAGACCCATGGATGCTCTAAAATCATTACTGGATAGTGGTGTGCTAACCGAAGAAACGCATACAGCTATCAATGAGGCTTGGGAAACCAAGTTGACAGAAGCTCGTGAGCAGATCCGTACAGACATTCGTGAAGAATTTGCTGGACGGTATGAGCACGACAAAACTGTAATGGTGGAAGCTATTGACCGCATGGTAACTGAAGCTCTTCAGGTTGAGATTGCCGAGTTCCAGAAAGACAAGAAAGCCATTGCTGAAAATCGTGTGCGCACAGTGCGTGAAATGCGTACTAAAAGTTCACGATTTGATCAGTTTATGACTGAAAGACTTGCTGAAGAAATCCGGGAGTTCCGTAAAGATCGCAAGCAGATGCAGGAATCAACATCTAAGTTGGAAAACTTTGTGTTCCGTGCATTGGCTGAAGAAATTTCGGAATTTGCCAAAGACAAGCGCAAGGTTGTTGAAACCCGCGTGCGTCTGGTAGCAGAAGCCCGTAATGAACTAGGTAAACTCAAGCAGAAGTTTGTGGCCCGCAGCAGCAAAGCGGTCGCAGAAACAGTTACCAAGCAGTTGAAAAACGAACTTTCACAATTACGTGAAGACATCACCGCAGCCAAGAACAACAACTTTGGTCGCAAAATTTACGAAGCATTTGCCAGTGAGTTTAGCAATTCACAGCTAAACGAAAGTGCTGAGCTGCGTAAGCTGTACAGCATTATTTCACAGAAAGATGCAAAACTTTCTGAATCTCAGAAGATTGTAAGCCAGAAGCAAGCAATGTTGGAGAGCAAAGAAGTAGAAATTCAGAAAATGGGCCAGCGTGCAACTCGTGCTGCCATTGTTAATGAACTCTTGAGCCCACTGAACAAGGATCGTCAAAGAACAATGAATGATCTCTTGGAGGGTGTGCAAACTAGCCAGTTAAGAAATGCTTATCAGAAGTATTTGCCCGCTGTGCTGAACGAGGCTGCACCAGTTGCTGCTAAAATCAAGACTGTGGTAACAGAAGGTAAAACTTCAGTCACAGGTAACAAGTCTGCCAAAGCTGATGACAAGAACAATATCATTGACATCAAGCGTCTGGCAGGGCTATAAGAATAAGGATTAGGAGAATTAGGAAAATGAGTAATCTTTTACTAGAAAGTCGTTGGAATGATACCAAAGACGCCCTGCTGGAAGGCCTCCAGGGCGGCCGCCGTAGTGTAATGGCTACGGTTTTAGAAAATACCCGCAGAAACCTGCTGGAAACTGCAAGCAGCGGCGCAACAGCAGCTGGCAATATTGCCACACTGAATCGTGTGATCCTGCCGGTTATCCGCCGGGTGATGCCCACAGTTATTGCTAACGAAATCGTGGGCGTTCAGCCCATGACTGGCCCAGTTGGCCAGATTCACACCCTGCGTGTGCGTTATGCAGAAACTGACAGCAGCAGCACAGTCGCTCCTGGCGACGAAGCACTGAGCCCGTTTAAGATTGCTACCACTTATAGCGGTGCAAGCACTGGCAATGCAGCTGGGTCGGCCGCGCTGGAAGGCGCTGGCGGTAAGAAGTTGAACGTTCAGATTCTGAAGCAGACAGTGGAAGCCAAGACTCGTAAGCTGAGTGCTCGCTGGACATTTGAATCTGCTCAGGATGCACAGGCTATGCACGGCATCGATGTTGAAGCCGAAATCATGGCAGCCCTGGCACAGGAAATCACTGCTGAAATCGACCAGGAAATTTTGGCTAGCCTGCGCAGTTTGTCAGCTACCGAAGAAACCTTCGACCAGACCAGCCTCAGTGGTACCGCAACATTTGTTGGTGACGAACATGCCGCACTGGCTGTGTTGATTAACCGTGTTGCTAACAAGATTGCTCAACGCACTCGCCGTGGCGCAGGTAACTGGGCCGTGGTTAGCAGCGAAGCACTTACTGTGCTGCAGAGCGCAACAACTTCAGCTTTTGCTCGCACAACTGAAGGTACTTTTGAAGCTCCAACAAACACTAAGTTTGTGGGTACTCTCAATGGTGCAATGAAAATTTATGTGGATAGCTATGCTCCTGGAGGCACATCAGTACTGGTGGGCTACAAGGGCGCAAGTGAAAGTGACGCAGCAGCGTTCTACTGTCCATACATTCCGCTGATGAGCAGCGGTGTGGTGCTTGATCCTACTACCTTCGAGCCAGTTGTGAGCTTCATGACTCGTTATGGTTACGTAGAACTCAGCAACACAGCCAGCAGTTTGGGCAACGCGGGAGATTATTTGGGCGAAATCACCATCGCAAACGTATACTTCAGCTAAACCTGATACAAACAATCAACATCAGAGCCGGCGAGCAATCGCCGGCTTTGTTGTGAGTCACGCAGCACGCCAGACAAATTTAAGTTTACCACAATCCCAAATTCTATCAAATCCCAGTTCTTGCATTCGCTGCCATTCAGTCTGAGTGGAAAATTCCTCACAAATCTTGCTTTTAGAGAATTGCAATTTGTGATATCTATGTGAGTAATTTTCCACATAACTTTGCATGGGTGGCACAGTACTGCCTAAGGTGAACCCCAGAGTATAATACAAATTGCCTTGACTCCAGCGCAAATCAGCAAAGCTATATACAGTCTGTGGAGCAAGGTTGGTGACAAAATGAGAAAATAACTTACTGGCGCCGCCCACGACTCTGAGCGCACTGGCAAATCGTACCAGTTCATATTCGTCGGTGGATTTTCTTTTGAAGCTCATAACACTGATTAATTCACCATTGTGATATAACCCCAGAGAGTATCCCAGATATTTAGGACTGCCTTGAATATGATATTGATCATAGAATGATTTGGCTGTGCTGGACTCCAGATGTTGAACCTGACATTTTCTAGCGAAGACTTTGTGGCTATTCAGTCCCAGCACATCACGCAGTTTGCTCTGTGTTTGCACTTTTTTTAAATTCCACTCATCACTGAACAATGTGATTAATCTGATGTTCTGCCCCCGACACAGCTGAAGTTTTTTCTGGTGATAATTCCAACTCTTATGACCACCCAGTTCACTGTGCCAATATAACCCGCAATACTCGATAGCCAGGTTCAGTTCAGGCAAGTAAATATCTAATTGAAACGGAGTAATCACTGAACGATCACCCTGAATAATCACACCAGAATAAATGGATTTGATAAAATCAAATACCTGTTGCTCTTCGCCCGACACATACTTAACTTTACTTGGATTACATTGGATACATGATGGAGGAGCAGCATAGTCAAATCGTTTCTCGAAACAATACCCGCATCTGGTGCATTTAAACTGCATCAGCGGTCTGCTTGCGACTCCGTGGTAATCTGAAACCAGAGTCAATACTATGACTTCCCAGTTGTTGGTGACCATCTCGCAGAATTTTGGAAAATTCTTTCTGTATAACTCGGCTGGATTAAACTGCTGTGCTCTGGATACTATGCTTTTGTTTTTAACATCTGTGTTTTGCATGGGGTTACTGACACCAAATTTCGCCAGTACCGTGTCACGGATCTTGTCGTTAACCCCAGGAATATGGCGTGGATTGCTGACGCCATATTTTGCCACCAGTGTAGTTTGCTGTGACAGCACTGCTGTTTTAACATTTTCATCGATATTGTAGAATTCTGTATGTTTTGCTCGAGCAGCCTGACTCTGGCCACTGTTGCTGACATTGTATCTCAGAAGATTTGTTTCTTCTCTCTTTTGATTAGTAATTTGCTTTTGCAAGGCGGTTTGTGCCTGCTTACTGATGCTGACTGATTGAGATACTTGCTGATTAGCACACTGGCATTGACCAGCACGGTTGCAGAAACGCCAACCTTGCAGGAAATTGTGATATTGCTTGGTGTTTCCATTGATGCAAGTGGGTTCACCATGCAGAATACAGGCAACTTTAAATTTTAATTCATGATTGACATACTGCTGATCAACTTGTGAATCGATCCATGCCATTAATTCCGGATTGGCGGAAATCATACGAGTCCAATGTTTTGGATACTGTGTATATAGTTGATGAATTATGTCGGTCACACTGATATTTATACCTTTGAGCCTGTGGCTCTATTAACCCAGTAGGACCCAATTCCCACAATCCCAATACCTACGCCAGCCAGCAGCAAACATATTTTCACTTTCGCTCAGTGCTGGGTCAAAGTTGCTGAGCCATTTGCCTAACTGGTGTTTTTGTGATCGATATCTGGACACAGTAACCGTGCCATTGGTCCAGCAATATCCAGGATCAGTGGTTCTCAGTAACTTAAACCCTGCTGCCTGATAACCAACACCATTGCTGATGGATCTGTCGCAATATGTGAGAATCTCAGCACATCCAATAGAGGATTTGGCATAAGCAATCAGACGACTCAGCCCACCAGTTATGTTTACCCCAGGCTGACTACACATGCGAATTAATTCCCAGGGATATTCCTTGTTCCAACGACTAGCACCAATGGTGATGACCTGACTCAGCTGATCTTGATAGAACAAACCAAAATGATGAGCTGCTGCGCCTGCGCCTTGTAAATGATATTTTTTAAGAAAAGTGCTGGATTGTTTGCTGGTAATAGACTTCACCACACATTTTCTAGCTCCAATTTTTTGATTAACTCCCAACTTGGACTGAATGATACTCTGTACTATGTCAGGTTGATTGTGCCATTGCCAGTCAGTGATATGCAGCAAGGTAATACCCAGCTCGGCACATCGCTGAGATTTGATCAGGTGGTGATTTCTCTTTTCTGGAGAGTTTTTGCTGGGATGCCAGCTGTGCCAGTATAGTCCGTTGATTTCGATGGCTAACTTGTGAGTGGGTAGGTAAAGATCTAATTCCAGATTACCCAACATATCCCAGTTGCTAGTTTCATGCGGAACACTCAAGCTGGTCAACCAAGTACTTACTGCCAATTCTTCACGACTGTACTGACTACGTTGCCGAATAACCACTCCGAATTTTTTTAGATGATCTGACACTGTGCTGTAGTAGATACCCAATTGATCTGCGATATCCACCAGACTGCGGGATTGATTGATATATTGTTCTCTGAGCCAAGTCTCATCGTTCAACAATGCAGATACCGCATCTGAAGTTTTGTGTTTACTCCAGATATGGTGTATATCAGCCCGCTGACTATTGTAAGCTACGCCATATGTGGTCAACATGGTGTCTTGTCTCTTTTGTTTAATTGATACCTTTTTGTCGGCTGTGTAAGAACACTTGGCTATACTGACTTTTTTACTGAAATTCTGTGCCAGACATACACAGGTTTTTGCTGGCCCGCAATATCCCCACCCGGCTTGTTGATTCAGCAGTGGCTGACTACATCCCTGTGGACACATACCCGGGGTGCCAGACACTGCACTGAAAATTGTCGCTGCTATGGACCCCTCTGTGATCTGAGTATTGGCTAACACCCAGGACCACATCTCTGAGTTTTTTTTAATTATCTGGCTGTATCGTTTGGGATGATTTAGGATTATTTCTTGGATTTCAGTACGCATGGTGATAGCTTAGCCTTCTACCTGTATTTAGTATAACACAGGAGATCAACTATCTCAGCGTAAACACTGATTATTAACTGTTCTGGTGGTAATGATTTAATTTATGCCACAGGTTTTCTGTGGCAAATTTTTCAGCCATACTCAGGGCATCAGCAGTACCAAAGGTATGTGATGCTGCTTTAATTTCATGCTGAATACCCTGCAACACTAGGTTTTTAGCGTGGGTGGGGGTGATGCCATGATGGTCTGCCAGATCAATAATTCTCCATTTAGATTTCAACGCTTTAACAAAATCTGGTAAAGTATACCTATTACGCTGCAATATTTCTATTATTTTGTTAGCAGTATCATAATTGCGGCTGGCAGGTTTTCGCTCGTTGCTGAGGTCAGTATCCAGTCCCAGCACATCCTGTGGGCGCCATTGATACTTGACGTTGTACAGCAGTTTAGCTGCTCTGGGACTTAGGTCAGCAGTGTTTTTTTTGTGCCAAAGTTCCAGCCAGTCTGCCAGATAATTGCTGGATCCATAGTCTTTACGAGTTGCTGGAGTACCCACTGACATGAAATTTAATTGTTTTGAACTCAGTGCGCGGGCTTTATTTTGTGTCAGCCAATTTTTTGGATTAGCATATCCCCACAGTGGTATTCCCCGACGTTTAGCTATCAATCGTATATGTCTCAGCAGTTTACCGTACAACCGGGCCAAGTCTGGATTTTGAATAACTTCACCCACCAGCACATGTATTTCAGTAATAGCATCAGCTGGTATACTGGGTTTCTTACTGAACACTCTGTCTTCTTGCTCGCTGGTGCGATTTGGGTTTCTCCCCCAGTAATCCACAGCAGCACTGCGATAGTGGCGATTAAACCAGTCGCCGTTTAATTTAAACACTACTCCGTCGTTGGTGTTTTTCTCATGATACCCGCCTGCACGGCTGCGAGATGTACTGAAGAAAAATGGATACCCCGACGGTTGCATAGTATTTTCGTAAGAGCTGCCCACAGTACTGCTGAGCTTAAATTGCCAGGTTTTTAAAATTTCCGCAGCACCTTGCATATTGGTATAATGATACACCACATCATGCACCCGTTCTGTGAGTAGTTCTTGGATTACCATATAAGTATTCGTTCCTGCGACTAGCTATCAGTATTTATACCACCAAGCTCAGTATAAATACTCACACAGGAGATCAACTTTATGCCCTTTGATTGTAACTTCAACGCTGATGTACTGGCACAGATGTTGCCCAACAACCAGCAAACTTCTGAATGGTTCTATTACATGGATCAGATCTTGCCCGACTATGGCATCACCACTGTGCCCAGAATAGCCGCTTTCATGGCGCAGTGTGCGCATGAAAGTGCTCAGTTTACTGTGCTGAAAGAAAACCTCAACTACAGTACTGAGGGTCTATGCAGAGTATTTCCCAAATATTTCCCCAATCCAGCATTAGCTCAGGCATACGCCCATAAACCTGAACAAATTGCCAACAAGATCTATGGTGGTCGTATGAATAACGGTGCTGAAGCCACTGGTGATGGCTGGAGGTTTCATGGTCGTGGTATTGTACAGATCACAGGTCGTGATAATTACACCCGATGCAGTCAGGATCTGTATGGTGATGACACCCTGTTACAAAATCCCGACAAGCTCACTGACAAAGATGGAGCTATCTACAGTGCCTGTTGGTTCTGGTTTGGCCGTGATCTTAACACACTGGCTGACGCTGGTGATATGCTGAATATTACTAAAAAAATCAATGGTGGGACTAATGGTCTACAAGACAGAATGTCTCATTACAATGCTTATCTACAGATGATGTAGATAAATCATAAATACAATATCCTCATACGGAGGTTTTATGCGGGACTTGCCGCGTAGGGCTTAGAACGCCCAGAAGTACAACAAAGGAGATTTATTGTGGGAAGACCAATTAATAAGAAATATTTCGGAAATCGTAACACTGGTGATCCGCTGAGCACTGCTGATAACTACGGTATTGGTGGAGCAGGTGTCACGGCTGTGGCACTGGGAACTGCTGGCAGTGCATATTCGCAGGGTCTGACGGCAACATTCGCCGCTCCGGGTCTGCCTGGTGCCGCAGCTAGAATTCCAGGTGCTGTGCAAGCCACACTGAGTGTGGCTGTTTATTCCGCCAATGGCGCAGTCAGTGGATACACTGTAACTGACGGTGGTTCAGGTTATCTATCAGCTCCTGCGGTCACACTAGTTCAGCCTGGCAATGTGAATCTATTGGCTGGTAATGTCACAGCCAGCGGCTCTGTTCTCACGGTGAGTAATATCAGCGGAATTTCTGTGGGTATGAGGGTTATTGATACCACTGCTGGTGGCAATATAGCCAGTGCCCCCAGAATTGTTACCAGCCTGGACACAGCCAACCTCACAGTCACAGTAAGTGGCGCAAGTATTCCCAACGGCAACGTAGTTGCTGACAACATAAGATTCTATGACGCTGGTACCAGTGCAGTAGCTGGCTCAGTTACCATGACCGCAGTGGGTGTGAATGCTGGTTTCACGTTCCCCACCTTGAGTATCAGTGCTTATGTACCTGGCGGCAGTGCCAAGGTAGGCGACATCATCAAGCAGGAAAGCAAAACTCGTTTTAGAGTTGTTACTGCTGACGGCACTGCTGTATGTAAGCTGACCACCAACAGCAGTGTTGCCAGTGGTGAGATTCGTCTCAGTGCCACTGACAGCCACAGCAACACTTATTACATCAGAAAGATCAGTGGTAGAACCGCCACAGTTTGGCCCAGTAACCAGACTGGTGGTGGAAGTTACGAGTTTGGAAATGTAAGTACCAACGTCAACGGAACCAGAGTGAGATGGAATGTTGTTGCTGCTGTGGACACCCAGAGTGTCGTAATTACCACAATATAACTAATTGAATAATTAATTAGTTGCGCTGCGCAATGCAAGTTGCTATACTTAAAGTATACAACTGACATTGTAACCTTTATTGGGACGGCATTATGCCGTCCCATTTTTCTTGTCGTCGATACTGACTCAGAACAATAAATACATCAGGGAACGTCAATGTCAACTCAAAATTTTAACGTAGAAACCGGACTAATCATTGGAAATGTTGTAGCCAATGCGGCAGCTAACAGTTTAACCACCAGCGGTAATATCACAGCTGGTAACCTGACAGCCAATATCCTGCTCAGCACTGTGAATCTCAGTGTGACCGGCGTCAGTAACCTGGGCTCTGTTGGCAACATCACCATCACTGGCGGAGCTAATGGTCAGTATCTACAAACTAATGGATCTGGCAATATCAGCTGGGTTAACGCCACTAGCACTGGCACGGTGAACAGCGGCACAGCCAATCAACTGGCATACTACAGCACCAGTGGCAATACGATATCCACTGCAGGTGCTAATTTAACCTGGAACGGCGCAAATCTATTAACCATCATTGGCAATGCTGCTGTGGGTAATATATCAGTAACCAGTAATGCCAGTGTGGGTAATATTGGTGCTACAGCCGCGGTGATCACAGCCAATGCTACATTTGGTAATATCAATAGTGTGAGTGGTATACTCAGTGTCAGTGGCAATGCCAATGTGGGAAATATTGGTACTAACAATGCAGTGATCTCAGCCAATGCTACCTTTGGTAATATTAACAGTGTAAGTGGTATACTCAGTGTCAGCGGCAACGCCAATGTGGGTAATATTGGTGCATTTGGTGCTTATGCTTCCTACCTGTCAGCCAGTGGCAACGCCAATGTGGGTAATTTAAATTCAGCTGGCAATGCCAATGTTCTGAATGTGTATACCACCAATGTTGTAGCAACCACTGGTAATTTTACTGGAAATATGGTTGCTGGTAATGTGCTGGTGGGTAATATCACTATCTCAACTGACACCATCAGCAGCAGCACCAGCAATATCACTATTGACCCCAGTGGTGTGGGAGTTGGCGGAAATGTAATTATTGCTGGCAACCTGCAGGTTACTGGAACCACAACCTCAATAAACAGCGTAACACTCACAGTATCAGATATCAACTTCACACTGGCCAAGGATGCTACAACTTCAGCCCAAGCTGACGGGGGTGGCATAACTGTTGCTGGAGCAAATGCTCAGATCACATACAGCAACACTGGCGATCAGTGGCTAATCAATAAATCAGCTAATGTAGCTGGTAATATAACTGGATCAGGTATTTTAAGTATTACTGGCAATGCCAATGTGGGTAATATTGGCGCCAGTGGTGGATCAATCTCTGGTAATTTGTATGTGGGTAGAATTGGAACCACCAGCGGCGCAGCTTATGCGTTACCCACTGGCGATGGCAGCAATGGTTCTGTATTAGCTACCTATGGAAATAGCCAGACATACTGGACTTCAGTAGCGACCAACGGCACGCTTGGACAGGCGCTGACAAGCAATGGCGCCGGTGGATTTGGCACAGCGGTGACGCTTGCCACCGTGGCAACATCGGGTAGCGCATCTGATTTGTCAGCCGGAACATTAGCAGCGGCTAGAATGCCAGCTCTGACCGGAGACGTTACCACCACGGTTGGCACGGTAGCAACCACGGTATCAAAGATTAACGGAACCACACTGTCTGGCCTTGCCACCGGCTTGTTGAAAAACACAACAGCGACCGGCGTGCCATCCATCGCGGTAGCTGGTACCGACTTCATCGGCGGCGTGGGCAACCTCACCACAGTTGGCTCGGTGCCGTATGTCTCGGCCTCTGGCACACTCGATCAGGACGCTGGCCAGTTCTTCTGGGATGCCACAAACAACAGGTTGGGGATTGGGACGGCAACGCCAGCGTATGCTTTAGATGTTCTGGGGGGTTTAAACACTTCAGACGTTGCTGCGTCTCAGTACCACACTACTTACGCGACTGGTGTTATAAACAATTTCGGTGCAAATAATTTTCTTGCATTCCAATCCGCTGGCGCAGAGAAGATGAGAATCTCATCTACAGGAAACGTCGGCATTGGGACGAATGCACCGGGGCTATCACTGGACGTTAACGGTGTAATTAGGGCAGCATCAGAAGCTAATGCTATAAACACGATTAATATTGGATTAGTGGTCCAACGAACAACCAATGATTCCCAACTTGCTATAGGTTACAAGGCTACACCAGATGCTTGGATTATTGGATCAAGTTACAATACCACAGGTGCGTATAAACCGATTGCATTCGCTACATCAGACGTAGAAAGGATGAGAATCCTGGCCAACGGCAACGTCGGCATCGGGACGACATCACCGGGAGAAAAGTTGCATGTGAGTGGTGGAAATATCCTGCTCGATAACACTTATAGTTTGAAATTTAAAAATTCTGCTGGGACTGCGGTGAATATCCTGAATGTGAGTTCTGCGGACAATGTAACTTTGAGCACTCCTTCAGGCGGGGACTTGTACCTGAATCAATCCAGTTACCTTGTTGTGAAGAGCACTGGATCGGTGGGTATCGGAGCGGTTACTCCATCAAATAAACTTACTGTTGTGGGTTCAATGTCAGTAGGTTCTGCTACGTACAACACGGCGGCTCCGACAAATGGAATGATAATAGAAGGCAACGTGGGCATCGGGACGACAAGTCCGTCAGCACCGCTTCAAGTTGTTGGAGCTGATGGCTTTTCCATCCCGCTAAAACTGACGCAGTCAAATGATGGGGCTGGAACGGAAGTCACCAACATAGGTTTCGGCTCAGCATTAGTGGCTGAAGGTGCGAACATTGTTAAAGCCGGAATAGGATTGCGGCGAACCAATAGTTTTGGCAGAGGATTTTTAGACATATATGTAAACAACACAGCAGACACTTCTGATATCAGTGCGACCAATGTGGTGAGTTTGTTTCATCCGACAGGTTTGGCTATTACCACATCAACCACTGCTCCTTATCAGGGATTCCAGCCGCTGACTGTGCGAGGTGGCAGTTTGTTTGTTGCATCAGCAATTGCCGGGGCATTTCTGCAATTATGGAAGGATGAAGCCGGGACATCTGGCGCTCCTACCAAAGCCGTCGCAGTGGGAATGAGCCAATCTGGTGGATCACCTGGAAATGATTTGTTTCTAAACACGTTCGATGGGACTTCATGGGCTAGTCGGATGACGGTGTTAAATGCCAGCGGCAACGTGGGTATCGGGACGACAACGCCAGCTAACCTGCTAGACATTGCTACGCCACTAGGGTCTGGGTTTGGATTTGATAGTCCTGGTCATTTACCAACACTTAAATTTTACCGGTATGCTGGTGGAGCTTCTACAATTGGAGCTTATCAACTTGTGGTCGGCGAAACCGGAGCGAGCGCGGGTTCAGATCTTTCATTCAAAAGTGGAGGATACGCTGCTAGAGGTAGCGAGACGATTACAACCAAGGTTACTTTTACGAACACAGGCAACGTCGGCATCGGGACGACAACTCCCAGCACGTTTTTGCACGTATCCGATTCAACTAATACGCCGGCCGTAATCGCAAGATTCCAGAATACTAGTATTAGTGGTGGTCCAATTCTGCAATTAGACCGACCCGCAGTTGAGCGAGTCACTGCATTGCAATACAGCACTGCTGGAGTAGCCGAATGGAGTGTGGGAATATTCCGGGATGGTGGCAATTCAATCAAGAAATACGCCATCAATCTTGGGAATGATTATTTACTGGGGACTGCATCAAAGTTAGTAATAGACATAGCAGGTAACGTGGGGATTGGAAATACGTCGCCGGTCAATACCCTAAGTGTTACTGGTAGCATGTATGTAAGTGGCAATGCTGCTGTGGGAAATATCAGTGCAACCAGTATTGTGGGTACATTAACCACAGCAAGTCAAACCAATATTACGTCGGTTGGTACACTGGGCTCGCTGAATGTTACTGGCAACATCACTGGTGGAAACTTGATTGGAACACTGGCCAGTGGCACCAGCAACATCACCATCACGTCCAGTGGAAATGTCAGTATTACATCAGCTGGTGCAGCCAATGTGCTGGTAGTCACTGGTACTGGTGCTAATATTGCTGGTACATTGAATGTTACTGGTAACGTCGGTATCGGGACGACTACACCTGTGTATGACATAGACATATATCGCAATTCCTCCGTCGTAGGTTTGCGAGTTGGCAATAGTTTTGGCACGATGACAGTTGGGCCATATACACTAACATCAACACCAAACTCAACGGCAAGTGCCCCTAGAACTAATATGTATTTTGACCTAAACTCCGGTAATGGTGGCGCTATTGGTAGTTGGATCTTTAACAATGGGGCAGTAAATTCTGGAGTACTAAAAATCACTAACTCAGGCTCACTGATAGTAGGATCAATCAACACATCAGAGCCAGTTGATAATAATTTCAAACTGGAAGTGGCAAAGTCTGGAAGCGCAGGCACAGCACGGTTTTACGACCAAACCGCAAGCACTGGTTCAACGCTTGCAGTGTTTCGTGCTGGTGCAGGGCAAAGCACTAACGACCTAACGCAGTGGCAAAACAACGCTGGAACTGCTTTATCGGTAGTTACATCCGCTGGGTGGCTGGGCATCGGGACGACTAGTCCTGCTTATGCTTTGGATGTTACAGGTACCATTCGATCTTCTGCCGGAATATTAAATACAACTAATACTTTTGAAAAAGTTTTTTCTTCAGTAGTTAATTTCCCCAATGCTGTAGCCAAC